GACAAAAAACTACACGACAGACTAACAAGCCTAGACAACCGACTATGGGCGATACTAATAGCCGTACTCATAATGATATTAACAAAAATATTATAGGGGATGATTAGTGGTATGTGTAGTTTAGAATGTGCCGTTTATAATAAAACAAGTACTAGGATTACGGTATGTGTTAAATGCGGAGAACAGTACACACCCAACCATAATAATACCCCAGAGTACTGTACCAAATGTAAGAGCAGTAACCATGACAGTTACAATGACCTCATTGATTGCTTCGAAACAAAAATGAAAACACATACACTAGACCAACACCTAAAATCCGCACCCTACGAAGATTAGTAATAACTTCTAATAACTTCAAAGTTTATTCCAATTAACTTCCAATAAATTATATTAATATTAAAGGCTTGTTTTACAATGGCCAGACCAAATGCAGTTCTATCTTCACCATACCTCAAAGAAATAGAGGAATTCATTAAGGAAGGTAAGCCAGACACTTATATCAGTAAATGGCTTAAAAAACATGATGCTTATATTTCTAATAAAACGATAGGAAATTATCGTAATAAGGAATTCAATATTCAAATCACAGCTCAACAAAAATATAATGAAAAGAAAAGCCGTGAACGATTAGATAAAGCATCTGATGAAGTTGTTAGTGACCTTGAAAAAATAGATTTAATTACCTCTTTAATAGACCCGGATATCTTGAATGAATTATCTGAGAAGGATCAACTCTATATTTTTGATAAACTCTTGAATACTAAATATAAGATTCTTGGAGTTATTGATGAGAGTGTTAAAGTAGAAAATAATATTCAAAACAATAGTGTGGCTGTTGATGAAATAAACGATTTGTTTAAAGAAGCTGAAAAAGGTAACAAAGATGGTAATGGTTGAAAGCTTTGATAGAACAAAGTACCATCCCAATATCGCCGAAATAATAAAGAAAACTATTTATGATAATCCTTATATTCTTTTTAAACCATACCCCCGCCAACTATGGCCAATATTTGAAGTGAATAAACCACTACAAAACAATACACCTAATACTGTACTGGTCGGAGCAGGAGGCTACGGAGGCAAAACCTATCTTGGAAGTATGCTTGCAGCACAATATCTTCCATTACCAGATTATAGTTGTTTAGTAACCAGACTAAACTATGCAGAGCTAACCGGTGAAGATAGTATATGGGAAAACCTAACAGAATGGTGCTGTGATGAAAACAGATTAGGAGACATGGCCTGTACTAGTAATGAATCCAAATTAGTGATAAGGTCCCCAACAGGTTCAAAGATATGGTTCAAAGCTTTTGATCATGTTAAAAAGAAACAAAAAGTTAAATCAGAATCTTATGATCGTATTATTAATGATGAATCATCAGAGCTTAACCCCGAAGTTCTAAGTTTTCTTTATCGTTCACTCCGTAGTTCATTAACATCAATCATACCTCTTGCAATGATAAATTTAAGCAACCCTGGTGGGCCTGCTACGGAATATCTTTGTAAAGAATATGTGGATGGACTTAAACCATATTACCCTTTGGATTGGAGACATAACCCCTATATTGATAAAAAAGTTTACAGTAATACACTGGATAATTTAAACCCTATTGACCGTAAATACCAGAAAGACGGTGATTGGCATTATATCCCTGATAGTGGGGTATTGAAGAATGAATGGATAAAATACTATGAACCAGGGGAAGTTGATTTAAGTAACAGTACTCTTTACACAGGATGGGATCTTGCAATAAGCCAAAAAGAAACCGCTGATTATACAACTAGTTGCACTCTTTCACATAATCATATTGATAATAAACTTTATATTCGGGATTGGACCCGTGAACATATTACTTTCCCAGAACAACAGCAAGCGGTTATTAATCGCCAAGCAAGATGGAATAGTACACTTATAGGCATCGAATCGGTTGCTTATCAAGCAGCCCTGAAACAATCATTAAATAATAAAATGTTACCTTTAAAAGATATACCTCGAACTAGGGATAAGGTGACAAGGATTGCTTCTGCTTTCACTGCTTTTGAACAAGGCCAAGTATTTTTACCCAAAAACCATCATTTATTATCTAATTTTGAACAGGAATATGCATTGTTTCCTAAAGGGGATCATGATGATTTATTGGATGCTACTGAGATAGTGATTAGTTTGGCTCGTAGAGGGGGTAATCCTTTCACGGAATCACAGTCTGCTTATGATGGATCAAATTATCAGCGAAGATTAGAACGGAGAAGAAGATGACGGTCACACTATTCAACACAATAATATTCAACCCCACTGATACGGATAATGAATTCAAGGTACTATTCAACGGGACTAAGAAAACATTCACCGAATTACTAGAAGAGTATATGACTAATGAAACCATCTTCCGACCAGTTAAATTCAAAATATTCATACAAAACAAAGGCCACCGGCTACTATATGAGGTAATATAATATGAGTATACTAAAAACCATCACAGGGACAATACGGGCGGGATTATCTGGTAAGGAGATAACCACCCAGTACAGCCGACCAAGAAACACCTCACAAAACAATACACTCTTTGGTTACACTTATAATAAAAACGGACCCACACAAGAAGACTATGAGGCCATGCTACGAGACCCACAAATCAAATCAGGATTCGAGCATATACGAATGTTCCTATTATCCCGTAAAATAATAATAACCCCCGCCAGTGACGACCCTGAGGATATTGAGATCGCAAGGAAAACAGAACAAACACTAAATAATATGAAGTATCCCCTCCGTAAAGTCCGTAATGATATATACACAGCCCTAGCCTATGGTTACAGTGTCAGCGAAGTAATATACACTAAAGAAAAAAACAAGGACTATATAGGTATCGAGAGGATAAGACCAATACCAATAGACACCCTCAATGATTGTTTTACTTATGATGATAAAGGAGATATTGAGACCGTTACACAAAGAGTAGACAACGAGAATATACACATACCAGCAGCCAAATGCCTTATCTATACTTATGATGAAAAGTTCGGTGACCGTGAAGGACCAGGACTACTAGATAGTCTTTATGATTTATGGTATCAGAAAAAGAAGATAGAAACACTACGACTCATCTATCTCCAGAAACACGAGGGCCCTACACTTGTGGCTTTCATGGATGATCCACAGTATAAGGATTTGGCCCGTGATCAACTAGATGAGATTAAAGAGGGAAGGACTAATGCAACCTTCGGCTCTAATGACCGTGTGGAAGTGCTTGAGAGTAGTCATCGTGGTGAAGGATTTGACCGAGCCATAGAATATTGTAACACTATGATATACCGATTACTTGGTATTGGTACACTTATTATGGGTCAACAAGAAGGCAAAGGAGCCTATGCACAATCACAGACTCAGGATAAGGTTATGGGTATACGATTTGATGGTATACATGAGGATATAGCAGCAGAGTTACAAGTAAAGGTTAATGATTGGTGTAATCTTAATTGGGATTTAACCGAGTATCCTACGGTTGGTTTTGAAACTTTTGAGGAGAAGAATCTTATTGAACTTATTAATGCTTTGAAACCGTTATTGGATACTGCTGCTGTGGATCCTATGGATCATTGGTTCCGTTCACTTATCCGTGATGTAGTAGGAAGGTATAGTGATGTTGATACTACTGAATTACTTGAAGAAAAAACCTTTGAAGGCTTACAAGAACCACATATTGAAGTCATCCCTACTAGTAATGAACAGGAAGCCCCACAATCTACTGAACAAATTGATTTAATTAAAAACATTGCACAAACCATACCCGCCAAAGAAGAGGTTTAAGGAGTTATTGTTTTGAAGATACCTAAAAAGATTACCATTGCAGGAATTGAATATGAGATTAGTGAAGTAGAATCAAGACACCCGGACCTTGATTATGGTAGATTAAGTGGGTCATGTTTTGCAAGAGAAGGATGGATTAAGCTTAATAAAGAATTACCTACTCAAATAAAGGAACAGACATTATTACATGAATTACAGCATTTGATTCAAGATGCATTATTAATTAGTAATGAATCAGTAATTATTGATGAGCATTTCACAGAATCAGTAACTCAACTATGGTATCAAGTCATTAAACAATTATAAAAGGATTTAGATTATCATGGTTAAAGTTGGGGTTTTCACAGACCAATTACAAAACAATACCCTACCACGGGCCACCGAAATAAAGATTAAAAAATTAATCGGTAATGCTAGAACCGTAACCAAACAACAAGCCAAAATATTACAAGACATTATCGATGACGCACTAAGAGACATAAGCAAGATACAGGCCCCGGCCAAGACACCTAGTGTAACCACCACGAATATAATAACGAGTCAAGCCATACAAACACAACTAGCACGACTAAACATCCAATCAAGGATAAACATATTCACTACACCCATCGCTGATAAGAAACTAATGAAGTACCAGGCCAACATCAATAAAATATTCAATTATGGTATACAATACACAAACAAAACACCGAGTAGTGTAGTTAAACAATTACAGGAATCCGTTAAACAATCCAGTATGGATTATATAACTAAACTAGGCGACGACTACAAACGACGGGCCGGGCAGATAGTCAGCGACGGCCTACGGAATAAGGTTATGCCGGATGAGATAAGCCGACAACTAAGCGAAGAATTAAAGATTAACCGTGCAAGAGCCGACACCATAGCACGAACCGAAACCATGAGAGCAGCCCACACCGGTAGTTATAGCCAAGCACTACGGGACGGTAAAAAGCATTATATAGTTGATAACCGGGCCGAAGCCTGCAGCCTATGCCGTAACAATGTAGCAGGCCGAGTATTTAATATAAATGATACTAGTTTTTTCCCTCCTCTTCACCCGAATTGTGTTTGTATACCTGTTTATTGGGATGACCCCGTGGATGCTCAGAGATGGGCTGATAGTCTAGCCGGTGAGAAACAGGAGATACGGGATAAGATTATTCGTGAAGGTGGTAAGATTAAGCCCGATGGCACTAGTCAGAATACAAATAATTAAATTATACTATTCTTTTTTCTTTTCTATTTTTTCTTTTATTATCATCAATATTGTTTACTAAATATATAATTTCTATTTTAACGGGACGGTGAAACACCAAAATGACAAATAAAAAACCCGATGGCACAATATGGGCCAAAGGAACACACCAAATATATGTAAACAACAAACCAAGCCGAGTAAAAGCACAAAAAAACAGTATCAAACAAGCATACAATAAAATGCAAGAAAAAATAAGGACAAATGGAGGATTAAAATTAGGATTTGACCACATACCTGAAACAACACTAAAAGAAAACCCCATACTACAAAAAACCCTTGAAAAAGCAGAAATTAATCCTTATGATGTAGGGGAAATCACCGAACTAGAACTAAAAGACGATCAAATAATCATTAAAGAAGCACAAATCAACAACCCTTATATCCAAAAATTATATGATGAAGGAGAAATACCTGCTTACAGTATAGTAGGGGAATCAACACTCCGAGAATGCCCTACAAGTAATATTGATTATATTGTAAATGAATTCAGTCAAATAGACCGTGTTGATTTTGTCATGACTGGAGGATGCAATGATTGCCGAACTGAAAATAATATGATTTTAGCTAAATTATCATTGGAGGATGATAAATTGACCAAAGAAGAAATCAAAGAACAAGAAGAATTAGAACCAAAAATAACAATGGCTACTATTAAAAAAACAATACTCGATATTGTAACCCCCCTCGTAGAAGGGAACCAAAACAGTATAGAGGCCAAACTCGCCGAATTCAAACAAGAAATAGAGAACGAAACACAAACCCTTAAAATTGAAGCAAAAACCAGTAATATTGAATCCTTGATTGATGAAAAAATAGAAGCCGGTTATGCCACCCCTGCTATGAAAAAAGGATTACTAGCGACTGGTTTAAATTTATCCCAAGATGAATTCCAAGAAGCACTTGACACATTGAATATACAAGTATGGGACCCTTCACACAAATCCGAAATAAAGGCAGGTAAGCCTAATAATGATGAGATGAGTGTTGACGAGGCCCTTAAAAGATTAGGAAGATAATAAATTTTAATGGAGAGTGAATAATTATGGCAGAAAGAAGATCATACATATACGGACCTCAAAAAATAGATAATGTACCTGTGATCCTCTATGAGGGAGCGGTGACTTTATCTGATGTTGAATTACCAGATGGAAGTATCCAAGAAGAGGTTATAAGCAGGGGGGCTCCACTGAAAAAAAGGGATCTTGTTAAGTTTTATTCTGATTCTAGTAACCCTGGGGTTATTCAAGTAGAAAAAGTAACTCTTGGTTCTGATGAAGTGAATGATGCTGTTGGAATATTATCAGATAACCCAATTGGGGGAGATGGGGGGGTAACTGCTCACAATGGGACCCCTGTTTTAGCACAAAGAAGAGTTGCTACTATGAAAGCATTTGGTGCAAGAATAGAAGAATTTGATGCTACTAATGCAGGTAATATACGAGCAAATTATAGTGTTAAATACAGTGAAGCCGCCGCTGGTATCATAGAAGGTTCCGCAACCCTAGCTAATGGAGAAATGATTGCCGCCGCCTACACCGCAGCAAGTGGAATAGTCCCCGTGCTTATGGGATATTATGGATTCCATCCAGCAGATTAATCAATTATTGAACAATTTATTTTTTAAACATATTATATAAAACGTATGGAGAAGATGATAAAAATGCCAGTTTTAAGCTTAGACCCAAGAACATTCATGCAACCTAAATTAATTGAAGGTATCGTGAATAGAGAAGTCACCCCTAAATTAAATTTTATTGATAAATTTCCTATGGTATTTACTGATGCTACCAGTGTTTCTTATGGAATAGATGATGTATCTGCTTCTGATGATATTACAAGTGGTGTTCAAGGGGTACCATTAGATATGGGAGAATTATCTGGATTAACCGGGATAGAAGTATCACCTATTGACCGTAAACATGGAGCACTTAGAGAGTTTGGATATGAAATAAAAGTATCCGAAAGAGACCTTGAAAGGAATGATGTTATAGACGACCTTAACCGTGCTGTTAGTCGTGCCAGTTATGGTATAGCTAAAAAGATTAATGGGGATATTGTAAACACCCTCAAAACAGTTGTTAACGATATTACAGAACCAGATGGTAATGCAGTATGGAATCATGCTGATGCTACACCTGTTAGTGATATAACTAAATTTATTGATGCAATGGATCTTGAAAACACTGAATGTGAATTAAGTGATTTATTCCTTAATAAAACCAATTATTATGAGATGCTTGATTACCTCCAAGGCGTGGATATTAAATGGGCTCTTGACCCTATGGCAAGGAATTCTAAAACCATCCCCGGAGTTAATGGAGTTAATATTCATAAATTATATACTAGTGAGTTAGCTGAAGGAGGATATGTTGGTATTGATGGCACTCCTGCTTTTGCACCTATCACTACTTATGCATATCACCCTGCTGGTTTAAATAAGGATGGTAAATTCCCATTGATTGCTGTCAATCAGTATCAAGAAGAAGCTAGGCCCCGCCCGGTGGTTACTGAATTAACTGCTGAGACTTTCCATGCTTTGAAAGTACCTAACGCTTGCATGTATAAGGCTACTGGTATTTAATATTATACCATTTTATTTTATTTTTTTGGAGGTATTA